TACAAGATGCAGGTGAGGAAATGATTAAGCCTAAGCCACAAATCAAGCTGCGCCACAGCGACAAGGGCGAGATTGTTAGCGTGTCAGTGTTTCTTGGCGGGAAGGAGCTTGATAAAAGAGATCCAGATTATATTGCGGCGGTGGATAAGTTGAAAAGTTATGGCTCTAGCATTCGATAAGCAGATAAAAGCGTTCGCCAAAAAAGCGAATATGTCTGTGGAGAAAACAATTCGCGGCACCTCGATTAAGCTGTTTTCGGCCGTTATTCTTGCCAGCCCTGTTGATACTGGGCGATTTCGAGCAAATTGGCAGGTAGGTGGCGAGTCGCCAGAGACGGGCATTAAAAACGATAACGACAAATCTGGTAACAAAACCATTAATGAGGTTGTTGCACACATCAACGGCGAGCGAATCAACCTGGAATTCACCCTGGCAAACAATTTGCCGTATGCTTATAAATTGGAGTACGGATACTCTCAACAGGCACCTCAGGGTTTCATAAGGGTTAACGTGGCGCGGTTTCAGCGGATATTGGACGAACAGGCTAGGGTTAATAGATGACGCATTACGCCAAATACTGCCCATTCTGCCAGCATGATATAGAGCCTTGCAATATTGAAGAATATGAATCAGGTGAGCACGATGGACTGATATACGTTCACGATGAAGTTTTCCATGATGAGGACTACAACTTTGAGCGGCTACAATAGAGAGGGCAGAAATGGCCGAAGGATACACAGAAGCACTACAGAAAGCCTTTGACGTTGCGCTAGTGCAATTCAGCAACTCCAACAGCATCGCCTATGCTCTCGAGAACATCAACAAACCAACCAGTACAGACACACCATATCTGGCAGGTTTTTTGCTACCCGCACCTGTTGAAGATGCCGACCTATACTTCACAGACAGGCGCAGCGGGATTTATCAGATTGATGTTAACTACGCTAGTCACCTTGGCAGCGCGCCGATTAACAAGATGATTGACTTGCTTAATGTTGCATTCAAGCCATCGACAACGATTCAGCGCAGCCCGATTTGCGTTGAAATCACTAACTTTAGTTGTGATCGTGTTACTATTGAAAACGGATGGGCGACAAGGCCCGTTAGTATTACTTTTGAAGCCTATACAGCGAGGTTATGATTATGGCCCAACCATATAAGGGCGCGACAACCGCTCAGTTTTATGTAGTCGAAACAACACCAGGTGTTACGCCTGAAAATCCATCGTGGTCGCCTCTGCGTTCAACGGGCGGCATTCCTGCAATCACTCGTGACGCTTTGGTGTCTAACGAACTTGATAGCGGTCGTGAAGTTAACGCGATTCGCACTGGTAACGAGCAAGTAACTGGTGAGTACGCTATCGAGTTAAGCCAATCAAGCCAAGATGAGCTGCTGGCCAATGCAATGACGTCTGACTGGGTTGCTGGTGATACTGATGCGGGGCTGACAGTAACTGTTGACTCTGGCGCTAAGACGTTCACTCGCAGCGCAGGAGATTTCACAGCTGTCGCAGAGGTCGGTGACTTGGTTTATTTCCCAGGGCTTACTGGTGATAACGCTAAGCCGTTTATTGCAACCACCGTCACAGCCCTAGTTATCACCGGCGCAGGCATCCAGCACACTCTGACCAATGAAACAGGCTCTAGCACAGATTTTGCAACAGCTGACAAGCTTGAAACTGGCAATCTGTGTAAATCGGTTTCAATCCTGACATGGTTCAAAGGCAAGTGCGGAAACCCAGATGCTTACGTGATTACTCGCGGTGTGGAGTTTACCGGGTTCACCATTGAGCAAGCTGTTAACGCAATGGTTACTGGCTCATTCCCGTTCATTGGTCTGAGTCAAGAAGTGCTGACCGGTTTGCCAGCTGGCTCAACGTTCACAGTGAACTTTGACGCCGATCCATTCGCATCTGTTGACGTCACAGCGTTTGAAGGCGTTACGCCGCTTGAGCTTATTGACACGTTCACAATCACCAACGACAACGAGACAAGCGCGCAGTTTGAGCTTGGCAACAAGTCAGTTGCATTCGTTGAGCGTGGTCGAGCAAACAACACATTCTCACTAGCTGGCAAGCTTTACGATTTAACTATGGTTGAAAAGTTTATAGCTGAGGCTGAAACAGAGTTCACAAGCGTACTGACTGGCGTTAGTGGTGCCATGTCATTCACTCTGCGCAATGCTCGCATGACTTCTGCAACGCCTGAGATTGGTGGCCCAGAATCCGTTACTGTATCAATTGAAGGGCAGGCGACAGGTAGCGCGCTGGAATCGTCAATCGTCATCCAGCGCATCGTTTACTAAGGTTTTGGATAAGCACAGGGAAGTGCTACTTATTTATTGCGGAGGAAGTTTGTCTTCATCTAACTTCATAAATTGCACCTCTTTCTTTTATATTATCAAATATCCACTTATCTCCGCACCAAGTGGCATGAAACCATCCTTGCATTGTTCTTACTTTGTACTTTCCTATTTTGCGCCCAGCGGAGCACCTAAGATTTTCATCAATAGCATCATCCATTCCAGCATTATACCCGCGCTGAAAGGTGCTAAGCATTTTCTCTTGTGCACAATGGCTGTGTCCGCTTCTAACGGTTAGGATTTCAAAGCACAACTTCAAGCGATTAATAATTGTTAATTTCATCACTCACCATCCTTAGGATCAACCCCAAGCATAGCCTTTGCGTGTGCAATTGCGGCTTCTTTGGTGGAGTGGCATAGGCCGCGAGATAGCCACATTTCTTCTCCAGTAGTGCCTCTCCATGCAAATGAAAGATAAAAAAGCTCGTCATCTATAGCGGGAATGTGGTAGTGCCTACGTCCGCTTTCTGGAGCCACACGCATCGGCTCAGGCACTTCAAACCCGTTAACCAGAATCGTTTTAGGCTTGGTGCGATATTTGCAACCGTTAACAAATGCGGTTGGTTCTGTGCAGTCAATCCAGCCGTGAGACTCAACGTACTGCTGAATAACTTCACCATTGGCCTGCGCCTTGACTAGCGGCAGGATTTCTTGGGCGTGTTTTTGTGCTGCGTTCATTTTGTGGTTCCTTTTTGGTTATCAACATTAATTAACACCATTCTAGCTCATCATTTGCGGATGTCAACATTTATTTAAATTTAATTTGCTGATGCTTATAGCTACACTGTTACAGTCAACAACATGGAGGCGACAACGTGAAATTAGCAGATTTATTGAAGCAAGCAGAAAGCAATGGCCGCAAAGTGCCGGTGATGGTTGGTGATGATCCTAGCGGAAATCACTTGATACTGAAAGCAGTTGGCTCGGATGATACAAGCCTAGCGCTTACCCGCTACCATCGGTTGCTAAAGCTATTTGATGAACGATTCGAAAAAGACAACGCAGCTCTAAAAGACGAGTGCGAAGCTGCCAAGGATTTTGGCGAGTACAACATTAAACATGGTATCGAAGTGCTAAAGCTTCACAAAGCATTTGCGATTGAACTTGTCGATGGCTGGGACTTTGACGACAAATTTAGTACTGACACACTAAGCGAGCTGCTGGACGCCATGCCATCGTTAACGCTGCAAATCCGCGATGAGTTTTACAAAGCTCTCGGTGAGCACCAAAAAAAGTAACAGCCCTGCTTGAATATTGCGCGTGGGAGTGGGGCGATAAACAGAATCTAGCTAAGTTTGACGCAATAAGTGACGCGCATAACGAGGCGCTAGTTGCTATGGGTGTGATAGAAAAACCGCCTGAGCAACAGCATAGGCAGTCGCCAGATTTTCCAGAGGAAATGGCGCTGCTGTATGGACATTATAAGCGCCTGCGGTTTGGTGTTTGTTACGGTGCTGATGTGGTAACATTGGTGCCAAGAGCGGCGCTTAGTTACGCAGAAATTGAGAGTTATTCGCGCTTAGTTAACTGGCAACCGACATCAAGTGAAATCGAGACAATTATGGATATTGATGCAATATTTGAGATGAGAGAGGTGAAATAAATGGCCGATATTGCAAGCCTGATTGTTCGGGTGAAGGGTGAGGGTGTTTCATCTACTGCCACTGGGCTAAGCTCGCTAACTGGCGCAGCAGTAAAAGCCACAGGTGCGATCACAGGGCTTGCTTCTGCTGGCGCAGCGCTTAGTAAGTTGGTAACCGTTTCTCGTCAAACTGATGTACTCAAGGCCAGCTTAGTCACGATGACTGGCAGCATGGAAAATGCCAACGCTGCATTCGGTGAGCTTTCAAAATTCGCGGCATCCACTCCTTACGCGCTTGATCAATCGGTGACGGCATTTACCAAGCTGGTATCGCTTGGACTTACCCCAAGCCAAAAGGCGCTTACAGCTTACGGCAACACAGCTGCCGCCATGGGCAAAGATCTCAATCAAATGATTGAGGCTGTAGCTGATGCGACCACGTTTGAATTTGAGCGCCTAAAAGAATTTGGCATCAAGGCCAAGCAA